CTGTATGACTACCCCGCCATCATCACGGCCATGCGGGCCGCGGCAGGGGACAAGCAGGAGCAGGGGATGCAGCCCGCCGGCGTGACGGCGGACGACGTACTGGCGGTGATGATCTCCTGGATCGGCAAGAGCCGGAGCCTGGGCACTCACCGGGATATCATCGACCTGTACAACACACAGGACCCGCTGCCCGTGGGCTACCGGGTGCAGTACGACGACAGCTACTGCGACACCGGCCTGACCGCGGCGTTCCTGAAGCTGGACGCCCTGGATCTGATCGGCGGCGGCGAGTGCGGCGTGGAGCGCCATGTGGCCCTGTTCAAGAAGGCGGGGATCTGGGAAGAGGACGGCACGATCCGGCCGAGCCGCGGCGACATCATCGTCTACAACTGGGACACGGCGTCCCAGCCCAACGACGGATTCGCGGACCATATCGGCCTGGTGGAGAACGTGGCCGGCGGCTACATCTTCACGGTGGAGTGCAACATGAACGGCGGCTTCGTCGGGCGGCGGAAGATCTCCGTGGGCAACGGGTACATCCGGGGCTTCGCCCATCCGAAGTACGCGGGGACGGAGCGCCAGAGCGTGGAGCCCGTGGAGCCCAGCCCCTACACCTACGGCAAGGCCAGCGAGACCACGAGCTACATCAGGAGAGGCGCGGTGCACGACGGCGTAAAGGCCATCCAGGACGCGCTGAACCATCTGGGCTATGGCAACTCCGGCACGGCAGACTGCGACGGCGAATTCGGCGGCGGCACGGAGGGCGCCGTGAAGGCGTTCCAGGCGGCCAGGAAGATCCAGGTGGACGGCATCGTGGGTGACGAGACCCGCCGGGAATTCGAGAAGCTGGGATATTAAGGAGGAACACAATGAAGAAGGAAGACTGGATCCGGAAGCTGACCAGCCGGAAGCTGTGGGTGGCTGTGGCCGGCTTTATCAGCGGGCTGATGCTGGCCTTCGGCAGGACCGAGAGCGAGGCCGCCACGGTGGGCGGGCTCATCCTGCAGGGCGCGGCGGTGCTGGGCTACCTGGTGGCGGAGGGCATGAGCGACGCCGCCGGGGCGCAGCAGCCGGACAACATCTACATCATCAGCGGAGACGAGACCGGGGAAGACCGGGGCGCGTAAAAGGCTGAGGCGTATCCATCCCCGCGGGGGTGGATATGTCTGAACCTTTTCAGCCGAAGACGAACATACCCATAGGAACGCGTATGCGCGCGCACGCGCACGCGTTCTTATGGAGACTTGCTTAGGGCGGGATTTACGACCATGGCCTATTACGAGTGGTACACAAGAGAATACATCTGCGCAAACGGCGTATGCGAGAAGACCAAGTATCCCGTCCGCGTGGACGGGGACAGGTCCTTGCATACCAGCCGGGAGTACAGGCGTCAGATCCGGAGGGCGGAGAAGAACGCCACGGAGGCGAAGACGGAGGCCGCCCGATCCGCCAACGACAACTTCCGGGTGGGCGTCGATTATCTCCTGACTGCTACGCTGTCTCCGGAAGGACTGGAGAAGCTGGCCCAACGGGCGGGAGGCTATGAGCCGGACGCGCTGAAGGATCAGATGCGGAAGGAGTATCAGAACTGGATCCGGAGGGCAAAGCGAAAAATGCCCGAGGGGTCCGTCATCAAGGCCATGGCCTGGGTCTGCGATCTGGACGGGAAGACGGGGGAGATGGTCCTGCCTCATATCCATGTGATCGTGAACCGGGAGGGGATGGAGGCCTTCGCCTCCACCTGGAAGCTGGGCTATGTCTTCGGGGAGGGGAAGACCCTGTACTCAAAGCACCACGGGGATCTGACGGATCTCGTGGAATACCTCATGGACCAGGCGCGGGTCACGGGGACGGAGAAGCGGTACATACCCACCCGCAACCTGACAAAGCCACAGGCCACCACGCCCAGGCTGGCCAGGAATCCGGACGCCCGCCTCCGCGTGCCGAAGGGGGCGAGCCTGATCTGCGCCAGCGAGCAGAGAGCGGGCAGGCCCCAGAAGCTGAGATACTACCACCCGGAGAAGGATCAGGGGCGGGAGCCGTATGGTCCGTTGGGAGAGCCGGAGGGGATGAGAGAATGAAGCGGCGGTTCCGGAAGTCCATCCCGTTATCGAGGGAGCGGCAGTTCTACATCCTGGGCGTCAGCCTGTCATACGCAGAGCAGCCGGAGGCCGTGCGCCGCCGGATCGACGAGCTGTGCATGGAGGCCTGCCCGGGACACTATGCTGCCTTCCGCCGGTATGTCACCCGGGAGGAGCCGGCCACCGCCGCGGGGATGATGGGCTATGTGGACGGGCGGACCCTGGAGCGGGCCACCCGGAAGTATTTCATGAGCTTCGATATCGAGACCAAAAGCTGAGCGCTCCGTCGGGAGAGCATATCCCTGCTCACAATTCCCGCGGAGCGGGAACATCATTCGCCGGGACACGCTCGCCCTCCGTCGCTTATGACAGGTTGTTTCCATGAAAGGAAACGGCCTGCTTTTTTATGCCCGTTTGCGGAAAAGTTGTCGTTCAGCGAGGGGGTCAGCCTGTCAGAATATAAGCTGGAGGGGCGGTGAGAGACGGATGGCAAAGCCGAAGTATGAGTTCTGGAGGACCGAGCGTGGCCTGGGCGAGATCCAGGAGATCTGTGAGGGGGGCCTGACGGACCGGGAGCTGGCAGCGGCCATGAAGATCTCATACAGCACCCTGCAGGAATGGCTGAAAAAATTCCCGGAGATCCGGGACGCCGCAGAGCGCGGGCGCGGCGGCGCGCGGGTACAGATTGAGAACGCGTTGTTCCAGCGGGCCATGGGCGGATACAGGACCGTGAAGAAGCCGGTGAAGCGCCGGGTGCGGGAGTACGACCCGGAGACGAGGCGCTGCATCCGGGAGGAGGAGATCTACGACACGGTGGACGAGGAGATCTACATCCCGCCGGACACCGCCGCCATCAAGTTCTTCCTGACGAACCGGGGGCCGAAGCGCTGGTCCAACCGGGTGGAGCTCCAGGGGGACGCGAGGATCACCATGGAGGATCTGCTGGGGGATGGATAAGGCGGAGATGCGGCGGAGGCTGCGGGATCCGGAATTCTATCTTCCCCGCTTCCTGAAGATCCAGACCAAGACCGGGGAGCTGGTGCCCCTGGCGATGAACGAGGCGCAGCGCCGGCTGTACGACGCGCTGCAGGAGCAGGACCGGCAGGGCAGGCCCATGCGGGCCATCGTGCTGAAGGCGCGGCAGATGGGATTCTCCACCGTGACGGAGGCGCTGATCTTCCACATGGCGGCCACGGAGTTCCGGAAGTACGGCCTGATCGTGGCTCACCGGGAGGACTCCACCGCGAACCTGTTCAAGATGTCCCGCCGGTTCCTGGATCACCTGCCGTCGGCGATCCGGCCCATGACCCGGGCGTCCAACGCCAGGGAGATCCTGTTCGAGAATCCGGACAAGGACGTGACCCGCCGGGCGGAGCATCCCGGCCTGGGCAGCAGGATCCGCTGCCAGACCGCCGGCGGCGGGGGCATCGGACGAAGCGACACACTGCAGATGGTCCACGCCAGCGAGTTCGCCTTCTGGCCGGGGAACAAGCTGGAGACCCTGAGCGGCATCCTGCAGGCGGTCCCTTCGGAGCGGGGGACCATGGTGATCATCGAGTCCACCGCCAACGGCTACGACGAATTCCACGAGCTGTGGGAGAAAGCGGTGGCCGGGGAGAACGACTTCCTGCCCATGTTTTTCCCGTGGTTCGAGAGCCCGGAATACCGGAAGCCGGCGGCCCCGGGGATCCAATGGACAGACGCGGAGAAAGAGCTGCGGGAGCGGTTCGGTCTGGACGACGAGCAGCTGGCCTGGCGGCGGTGGTGCATCGCCAACAACTGCCACGGGGACGAGCGGCAGTTCCGCCAGGAGTATCCCAGCTATCCGGAGGAGGCGTTCCTCACGTCCGGCACGCCGGTCTTCGACAACGACCTGGTGGACGTGCGGCTGCGGGACGCAGGGGAACCGGTGAAGGTGGGGTCCTTCGAGTACGACACGGACAGGGACAATCCCGCCCTGATCTGGAACATCCGCTTCCGGGAGCGGGAGGACGGCTGCGTGAAGATCTACGCGGCGCCGAAGAAGGACTGGCCCTACGTCATCGGCGGAGACACCGCCGGGGAGGGATCGGACTGGTTCACCGGGCAGGTGATCGACAACGTCACTGGCGTCCAGGCCGCGGTGCTGCGGCATCAGTACGACGAGGATCTGTACGCCAGGCAGATGTACTGCCTGGGCAGATACTACAACTGGGCGCTGCTGGGGCCGGAGGTCAACTTCTCCACCTATCCCGTGGGGCTCCTGACCATGATGAAGTACCCGAAGCAGTACATCCGCCGGATCCCGGACACCTACCGGCAGAAGTTCAAGGAGAGCTTCGGCTGGCGGACGGATTCCCTGACCAGGCCCGTGGCCATTGCCCAGCTGGTGCAGGCCTTCCGGGAGAACCCGGAGATGGTGAAGGACCGGGAGACCCTGAAGGAAATGCGGGTGTTCGCCCGGAACGCCAGGGGCAGGCCGGAGGCCATGCCCGGGGAGCACGACGATCTGGTGATGGCGCTGGCCATCGCCCTGCAGATCCGGGAGCAGCAGACCATGACGCCGCCCAGGGGGAAGCGGACCACGGACGGCTGGACGAAGGATATGTGGGAGGACTACCACAGAGCGGGCCCGAAGATGAAGGCCATACTGAGAGCGAAATGGGGGAGAGAGCTTGAATCAGGCACGGATGGACGAGTGGAAGGAGAAGCTGACCAGGAATGAGACCGCCTGGGAGGAAGAGCGGGGGAAGATGGACGAGCGGGAGAAGATGTACCGCGGCGAGTACACCTTCGAGGACCTGACCACCCGGACGGACGCCCACAGCGGGCAGACGGTGAAGTACGTCTACAACGCCCTGGCGGAGAACATCGAGGCCCAGGTATCCAACGACATCCCGGCCCCCAAGGTCACCGCCCGCCGGGAGCAGGACGAGCACCTGGCCGTCATCATCGAGAACATGATCCGGAACGAGCTGGACCGGATGCCCTTCGAGCGGATCAACGACCTGTCCGAGCGGGTGGTGCCCATCCAGGGCGCCGGCCTGTACATGATCGAATGGGACAATACGAAGCGGACCCACAACACCGTGGGCGAGGTGGCGGCGGAGTTCGTCCACCCCAAGCGGCTGATCCCCCAGGACGGCGTCTACGACGGGATCGGGAGCATGGACTACTTCATCCTGAAGACGCCCCAGACCAAGGAGACCATCAAGGCCCGGTACGGCGTGGACGTGGCGGACGAGGCGGAGAGCGAGCCAGAGGTGAAGGGCGTCGGCGACAGCAAGGCCGCGGAGGATATGGTCACCCAGTACACCGCCTACTATCGGAACGAGTCCGGCGGGATCGGGAAGTACTCCTGGGTG